TTATGAAGGCACATATTTAACCAAACAATTCTTATATGATGGTTCTCTTGATCAAAAATTTATTATTGATAATTCATTTGTTGATACCTCCAGTCTAAAAGTTTATATCAAAAAAGAAAACGACATAGGAATTGGGATTGAATACTCCCTAGTTGATAATATCGTTAATGTAACTCCAAGTTCTCAAATTTATCTTCTTCAAGAAATACAAGATGAAAAATATCAATTACTTTTTGGTGATGGATTAATAGGAAAAAAACTTGGAACCGATCAGAATTCTGATGGTAATATAATTACTGCTAATTATATTATATCAAATGGTATTGAAGGCAATGGAGTATCTAATTTTTCCATGTCCGGAAGTTTTTTGACCTCAGAAAATAATAATATCAATCCATCTAATATAACAATCACATTAAATCAAGCATCTCAGAATGGATCTGAAATTGAATCTGTCGATTCAGTTAGATATTATGCCCCAAAAATATATTCTGCACAATCTAGAGCAGTAACAGGTCGTGATTATGAGGCAATTATTAAAAGCATTTATCCAGATACGGAATCTGTTGCTGTGATTGGCGGAGAAGAGATGACTCCTCCACAATTTGGCACCGTAAATATCAGCATTAAACCAAAAAATGGAACTTTTGTCTCTGATTTTAATAAATCTAGAATTTTATCGCAATTAAAACAATACACTGTCTCTGGAATAAACCAAAAGATAACAGATCTTAAAATTTTATATGTTGAAATTGATTCTTCAGTTTATTATGACTATTCAAGAATATCAACTGCCGAAACTTTAAAAACAAGAGTGTTGAATACCCTCAAGACATATTCAAATTCTTTAGAAATTAACAAATTTGGCGGAAGATTTAGATATAGTAAAATTCAACAAATTATTGACAACACTAACACTTCTATAACCTCCAATATTACTAAGGTTAGGATTAGGAGGGACTTAAAAGCAGTTGTAAATCAATTTGCACAGTATGAATTGTGCTATGGAAATAGATTTCATGTAAATTTAACTGGATATAACATTAAATCAACCGGATTTAGAATTGCATCTGACCCCGATGTTGTTTATTTGACAGATATTCCCAATTCTGATGGAATGACAGGAATTTTGTCAATCGTAAAACCAGTTAGCAATGAATCAACAAGAGTTGTTGTGAAATCAGCAGGAACTGTTGATTATATTAAAGGTGAAATTAATATTGGCACCATAAAAATTACTTCAACAGAAAAACAAAACAATATTATTGAAATTCAGGCTTTTCCAGAGTCAAATGATGTGGTTGGATTAAAAGATTTGTATCTCAATTTTAACATCTCGGCAAGTTCAATAAATATGGTGAAGGATGTTATTTCATCAGGAGACGAAATATCGGGAACGGTATTTAGTAGAGACTATTACACATCAAGTTACTTAAACGGGAATTTAATAAGAGAGTAGTATGATACAGACTGGATTTGAATCTAAAGTCAAAATTCAACAAATTATTGACAATCAACTGCCTGAGTTTATTTTGGATGAAAATCCAAAAACAGTAGAATTTTTAAAGCAATATTATATTTCTCAGGAATATCAAGGTGGTCCAGTTGATATTGTCGATAATTTAGATCAATATCTAAAATTAGATAACTTAACTCCAGAAGTTATAGTTGATAGCACCCATGTTACTTCAGGAATCTCTTCTACGGACACTACAATCGCCGTAAATAGCACTAAAGGATTTCCTGGGCAATACGGCCTGTTTAAGATTAATAATGAGGTTATAACCTATACTGGAATCACCACAAATTCATTTACTGGATGTCAACGTGGATTTAGTGGCATTACTTCATATCATAGTGAGTTAAATCAAGAGGAACTTGTATTTTCTGATACCTCAAAAGAAATCCATGCTGAAGATGCAACGGTATATAATCTAAGTTCTTTATTTTTAAGAGATTTTTATAAAAAATTAAAATATACTTTTGCGCCCGGATTAGAGGACGTTGATTTTGCAAAAGAATTAAATGCCGGAAATTTTATAAAAGAAGCAAAATCTTTCTATCAGTCAAAAGGAACTGACGAATCATTTAGAATTTTATTCAATGTTTTATATGGAGCAACACCAAGAGTAGTAAATTTAGAAGATTATTTGATTAAACCATCTTCTGCTGAGTATCTCAGAAGAGAAGTTGCAATTGCCGAAGTAATTAGTGGAGATCCTTCAAAATTAGTAGGACAAACAATAACTAAATCTACAGATTCTGGAACCACAGCAGCAATATCTGAAATAGAACCTTTTACAAGAAATAATAAGCAATATTTTAAATTATCTCTTTTTATTGGATATGATGAATCTTCAACAATTCAGGGAAATTTTAACATTACACCTAGTACAAAAAATATTGAAACTGTTGCCATAGGTGCTTCTGTAATTACCGTAGACTCTACAATTGGTTTTGCACAAACCGGAATGGTTATTTCTGGTATCAATAGTGTAACTTATTCCGATAAAACTATTAATCAATTTATTGGATGTACTGGAGTTGCATCGATAATCTCTTCTGCAAGTAATATCAGATCAGATGAAATTTATTTTGGTTATGAAGATGGAGATTCGAATAAAAGAGTAGAAATAAGATTAACTGGAGTATTGTCCAATTTTATTCAGGTATCCGATGATTTAGATATTTCTGAAGGCGATATAATTTCTGTTAATAATATTGGCGATTTAATTTCAAACCCAAGTATCGGCAACGGAACATATAAAGAAATTTTTGCAAATTCATGGATATACAATACCAGTTCATCTTATGAAATAAAAGATTTTGGTGTTGATTTATCATTAACATTAAAAAGTGAAACTGACAAATCTAGTTTAAAAGAGGGAGATAGTGTAGAAATTATAGAAAGTGGTGATAATAATCCAGGAAAGGTAGTATTTCCCACATCATCTTCAAGTATTACCCATGTAGTTGATATTTCTCCAGATAAAAAATCAATTAGTTTAGACAACTTTACTTTTAGTCCAAGTCCCAACGTAGAGTACAGTTTAAGAAGAAAAATCAATAAAGCAAGAAGTACAGGTGTGCCCATAGAATATGGAAATTCTTCTATCTTAGGAGATATTCAAAACGTATATACTGATAGCACAGAAAATTTTGGATACGTTGCATCCAATTCGCTACCTTCTTCAACAGCGGGACTTACTACATTCTTTACATATGAAATAACTAAAAACATTAATTCTGCGTTTATAGATTCAGAAGTAAGTTTAGGAAATATTAATCAATCAAATAATTACACAACTATTACTTTCTCCGAAAATGCACCATTTCTTACCGGAGATAGAATATTATACAAACCAGATGTAGATCCTCTAGAAGGACTGGTTGAAGGATCTTATTTTGTCGAAGTTTTAGCATCCGATAAAAAAACTATTAGGTTGTATAATTCTTCATCTTTTATAGGATCCACTGAATTTGTAACTTTTTCAGTTCCAAGTTCTGGAATGAATAAGCACACTTTTACTTTATTTGAACATAGAGTTGGAGAGATAGGAGCACAAAAACTTCTCAAAAAATTCCCCATCCCTCCAAACAACAAAAATGGAAAAGGAGAATTAACTATACCGGGAACTACTGGTATGTTAATTAATGGTGTTGAAGTTGCAAATTATAAATCTGGAGATAAAATTTATTATGGACCTTTAAATTCTATAACAGTATTAAATGGTGGCAGTAATTATGATGTAATTAATTTGCCACAATTATTAGTTTCTGCTGGTTTAGGGACAACTGCATTATGCCGTCCAGTAATTCGGGGGTCTATTGAAAGAGTCGATGTTGATATTCAAAATTTTGATATTGATAATGTCACCTCAATTGAAGTAACCGGTGGAAATGGTACTGGAGCTGATCTTAAGGCAATAGTTGGTAAAAGAGTTAGAGAAGTAAATTTTGATGGACAATTAATATCATCGGGTGGCGGAATAGACAATAATACAAATCAAATAACTTTCTTAACAGACCATAATTTTTCAGATGGTCAGGAAGTAATTTACGATTCTAACAAAAATACAGGAATTGGAGTTGGAATAGGAACTTCATCTTTAGTTAGCGATGGTTCTTATTTTATAAAAGTTGATAATAATACGACAGTTCAATTATTTGAATCATATGATGATTATTCTTCAAATAATAACATTGTAGGTCTTAGTACTCTTTATACCACTGGTATTCATAAATTTAAAACAAAGGAAAAGACTAAAACAATTTCTTCTGTTGATGTAATTAATGGTGGAAGTGGATATACTAATAGAAAATTAATTGTTTCTCCAACAGGGATAACCACATCAAATGGTTTGATTAGTTTTAAAAATCATGGATTTGCTGATGGGGATTTAGTTCTTTATTCTACTGATGGAACATCAATTACTGGATTAACAACTTCAACAGGAATAACAACGACATCAGTTCAATATCAAATTATCAAAGTTGATGATAATTCATTTAAAGTTGCTAATGCTGGAGTTGGTGGAACATCTCCTCTAAATTATGAAAGAAACAATTTTGTTAAATTATCCTCAACAGGAGTTGGATATCAGAATTTTGCTTATCCCGATATTTCTGTTTCTGTTGAATTTACATCTGTAGGTGTTGGAACAACTGTATCTATCAGAACATTATTAGTAACTCCTTTAGTAAAGGGTAGCATTATTGATGCATACATCTATGAAGCAGGAACTGGATATGGATCAAGTGCTATTAATTTCGAAAAGAAACCTTTAATTACTTTAAAAAATGGAAAAAACGCACAATTAAAACCCATCATAGTTGGTGGAATTGTTAATGCCGTAAATATTCAGTTTGGGGGGTCGGAATATTTTTCTGTTCCAGACTTAGAGGTTATAGATTCTAGTGGATCTGGATCTGGTGCTTCATTGAGACCAGTTATATCAACATCCGGAAAAATAACTGATGTTAAAATTATTAATACTGGTATAGGATATTCCAGTACCTCTACTTCCATTAGAGTTGTTCCTAGTGGGTCTGGTGTTATTTTTGATACTGAAGTTAGATCGTTGAGCGTTAATAATATTCATAAGTATGGAAATGAAATATTAAAAGAAACTAAAAATAAATTACAATATTCTGTTTCTGGATATTATACTGAGTTGAGATCTACATTTAAAGATGTTCAAAGTAAAGTTTCTGGAATAATTGGTTGGGCATATGATGGAAATCCAATATATGGACCATATGCAAATTCTGATGTATTAGATACAAGTTCAGGCCCAATACGTTTAGAATCTGGATATATTAAAAATTCTTCTAGAATTATTGATAGACCTTCCGGATTTGACGATGGATTTTTCATTGAAGATTATGAGTATACAAATTCTGGAAATTTGGACAGGTATAATGGTAGATTTACAAAAACAGTAGATTTTCCTAATGGTGTTTATGCATATTTTGCTACCATTGATAATAATGGAAAACCACAATTCCCATATTTTATTGGAGACAAATATAGAACAAATACTTTAGATGAAAATAAACTATTAAATCAAGAATTTAATTTTCAAAATTCCAATTTGCTCAGAAATACTTTTCCATATAAAGTGTCTGATCCTTTTGTAGATAATGATTTTTTAATTGAAACTAATGAAATTTCAAGACAAAAATCAGTTATTGAGTCTATTACAGAGGGACCAATAGAAAAAATTAATATTTTAAATTCAGGTATCGGATATAAAGTAAACGATTCCTTAAATTTTGATAGCACTGGAACTAATGGTGATGGAGTTATTGCAAAAATAACTTCAATTTTAGGAAAAAATGTATATGATATACAAACTTCGGTGGAAACTTATGATGATGCCATCTTTACTTGGAATGGAGAAAATGGAGTAAAAGTTTCAATTTTACCTCAACACAATCTTAGAGATAAAGAATATGTAACTATTTCTGGATTTAGTAGTGATTTATCTCAATTAAATAATAATTTTCAAATTGGAATTAGTTCTTTCTATTCCAATCTTTCCTCACCAATAGTTGGGTCTGATGCATCTCCTGGAGCAGCAACTACGGAGATATACGTATCTCAAATTCCAGGTTCTGTTTCTGTTGGCAGCAGTGTTGGAATTGGATCTGAAACTTTACAAGTATTAAATATATTTCCCAATCTGAATATTCTCAGAGTTAAGCGAGGTTTAGTTGGAACTTCCCATACTGCCACTACAAAAATCGAATATATTCCAGATTCTTTTACAATATCAAAAAATGTAAATTATTTTGAGTCTTTAGTAAATGATAAAGCATACTTCAATCCTAAAGAATCTGTAGGTGTTGGCATTACTGTTGGAATATCAAGTTCAATGACTTTTGAATTTGGAGATTCTTCCATCACTAGAGATGTTCTAACACAAAGAATTTATATTGAAAATCATCCATTTATAACCAATCAACCGGTTAATTTGATTGTTCCGGCTGGTGGCGAAATTTCAATTTCCAACACATCTTCAAGCACTCCATATGACTTACCAATATCAGGAGTTACTACTACAGTATATATTGTAAGAAAAACAATAAATTCGATTGGTATTAAAACAGGAATTGGAACTGAGTTTAAGGAGGTATTTTTCCGCAATAACGGAACTGATAGTGATGAATATTTATTTGAAACTATTAATCTGCAAAAGAAATCAAAAGTTCAAAGAATTAACTCAGTTGTTTCAATTTCAACTGTTGGTCTGAATACAGCAGATCCCGGACAAACTTATCATAAATTGTCCTCCGGAGATAAAATTACTTTAAATGTTCAACCTAAAATTTTTGGAGGAATAGGAACAGATACATCAGTAATTGTAAAGAGAGACACTCTTACTGATAGTCTTATTGTAAATCCAATTACTATTGATCCTTCGAATATTGACTCTGTAACTAATCAGATTACAATCAATTCTCACAAATTAGAAACCGGTCAAAAAGTAAGTTATGCTGCATCTTTACCTGCTTCCGGACTATCTACCGGGTCTTACTATGTCTATAGAATAAATGACAATATTATTCAACTTTCCGAGACATACATTAACTCTACATCAAATCCCCCCAGTGTAGTGAGTATTGCAAACACTGGTGGTGGAACACAAACAATTTCTCCAATAAATCCAAAAATTGAAATAGTCAAAAATAATAGTTTAGTTTTTGATCTGTCAGATTCCACTTTAGATGGATACCTATTAAAAATTTATTGCGATAATCAATTTAATAATGAATTTGTTTCTACCGGTTCAACTAGTGGAATAACTATTGCAGGTGTAGGAACTGTTGGTGTTAGTGCTAATGCTAAGTTAACTCTTAATTATAACACTGACAATTCTACCAATACCTTACCAGAAAAACTATATTATAACTTAGAAAAATCTGGATATATTAGTACTGCAGATGCCGAGGTTAATAATTATTCTGAAATAGCATATATTAAAAGTTCTTATAATTCTACATATCCTATTTCCGGAATTGGAGAAACAACATTTAATGTTGCCCTCAATAAAATTCCAGAAAAACTATCTTATGGATCATCTGAATGTTCTACTTTAGAATATTCCACAACTTCATTGAATGCAGATGGACCAATTGAAAAAATTAATATTGTTTCTGGAGGATCTGGATATAAAAAAATACCAAATTATGTTGGTGCCTCGAATACCACAGCAAAAGATGCCAATTTAATTGCATCTTCCAAATCTGTTGGCAATACAAAAAATGTGAGAATAATTAATGAAGGATTTGAATATTCTTCTGATAGAACTTTACAACCAAAAGCAAATATACCAGCAATAATTACAATTAAAAATTCCAATACTATTGGAATAGTCACAGTTATTGATGGTGGGAAAAATTATACAGAACCCCCAAAAATAGTGATAGTAGACACTGGCACTGGGCAATCTATTGATAGGGGAATTTTAGTGGCAAATGTCACTGGAAACTCTATTAACTCTGTCAATATTCTTCAATCGCCTAAAGGTCTTCCGGACAATTCTACAGAATTATTTTCTATAGAGAATACAAATGGAATTAGTATTCAAAAAGTCATTCAAGAAACAGATACTAGATTTGTTTGTAGAATAACAACACCGGCTCTTGGATTTAGCACCAGTTCATTTAGTGTTGGCGAAAAAGTTTTTATCGAAGGAATTCAAAAAGTTGGTGCTGCAGGTTCTGGATTTAACTCTGAAGACTATGGATATAAATTCTTTACTGTCACTGAATATAAAAACTCCAAGTTCGTTGGAGGCATCACTCAAGATGAAGTTACAATTGATCTGAGTGAATTTACAACTAACATAGGAACTGCCAAGACAATTCAAGATTCTCTCGGAAATATAATTAAAAAATCCGATTATCCAACTTTTGACATCGTTCAAGAAATATCCGAATTTACTTTAGGCGAAAAATTATCTATTAATGGAGAAAATTCCAACTTAATAGTTTCTGGAATTAATCCAGGATCTGTAAAAATTTCTGGAGATGATAATGAAGATGTGGTTGTTGGTGATATTCTTACAGGACAAGTAAGTTCAAATATTGCTACCATAGATCATGTTGTAAGAAATAATGGTAGATTTGAAGTCAGTTTCTCCAATAAAAAAAGAATAGGATGGGATAATAATATTGGAAAACTAAGTTCTGATGATCAAGTAATTCCGGATAACGATTATTATCAAAATCTTTCATATACAGTTAAGAGTCCTATTGAGTGGAGAGAATTTAGAACCCCTGTCAATAGTCTTGTCCATACTAGTGGTCTTAAGAATTTTGGAGATCTTGGAATATCTTCAACAGCAAATGCTGGTATTGGTAGCACAACTGCATTTACTATAGTACGTGATCTTTTAGAAGAACTTAGAGTAGATACCATTTATAATTTTGACAATGTTCTCGACATTGATGTTATTGGTTCTCAATCCAAGTTCCTAAAATTACAAAATAAAAAATTAACTGATTTTACTTTATCAAAAAGTAATATAGTTTTAAAAATTGATGATATTAGTAATACATTTTCAAATTTAAATAATTTTACAGATAGTGATAGTAAAAATCTTTTTACCTTTAATAATTCAGATTCTTTTGATGATGTTTTGGTTAGAGTAACTAATACTAATAATACTCAAGTTCAATTAGCAGAATTTACTATTATCAGTGATAACAGTGGAGGTAATTTCTTATTAGAAAAAGGAAATATTGCTAATATTGGATCAGCTTTAACTTCTGTAGTGGGTGAAGATTATGGAAGTTTTTCTGTAACAGATAAAAATATATTCAAATTTACACCTAATGATGCAGATAATATTGATTATGATTTTAAATTTATTAAAAATACTTTCGGATCTTCAATTTCTGGTGTTGGAACTACATCCATCGGATTTATAAATCTAACTGGTTTTAGTGGCGTCGTGACTTCTGGTGGTTCCGGAATAACCAGTTCTATTATTGG